TAGTCCCCCCCTTTCATAAAAAAGGGTGTTATTTATCTACAAGTACGACCTAATAAGCGTTGCTTATAAATCCATCGGTGTTTGCATTAGAATTACTTATCTGTGTGGGAGTCATTCCTAATGCTGTTTGAGTGACGGTGTTGTTTAGATAAGACCCCCAGTTATCTAAGTGAACTCTTAGTAATTCATCTTTACGGGATTTGATATTACGGTCTTCATCCTGGTTCATATATTCAGTCCAGTAGGCAACTGCACCTGATAGAGCGTCAAGGATGTCATCGTGTACCAGAGAACCTCTATGTTTGGTTATGCGAGACATTTGATAGAAGAGTTGAAGTTTTAGTTTACGTTCTGGAGCTTCGTTAGGGTTGGATCTATAATCTTTTTCTACGACTTTACGGTCAAATATGAGCCTGTGAGAGTTCATAACAGGTTCAAGGGTATCTATTATGCGTAGTTCTTTGGTTTTATTGTTGCGTACGTCTTGTACTTCACATGGGTGATACCTCATAAGAAAGGGTTTTAGTAGTTCAGCAAACATACCACCACCCATATTAGATTCAACGAGGATTGTATTAACTTTATTTGTTTTGGCTATCTTGGATAAGGTTGTTAATACTGCGTCTGAATAACCACCGTTAAGTCCACCTGCATCTGGGACGTATAGATTACCGTTTAACATCTTTACAACAGCGTATCCTGTTGCATCACGTCCTTTACCGGAGGGGTCAATGAACATTACAGAGCCTGTATATTCAATCCAGTCACCAAATTGCTGTGCAGGTCGGTAGAAATGATCTCCATTGAAGCCAACACATGGTAATTCTTTGATGACATATTCGGGTGATGATGACCATATAACCTTTTCTGGTGCATGATCAGGGTTGACACTGCTGATGATGAGGTCTGATAGTTTTAGAGGGTATCTGTCTTGATCACTAAGGCTGGTATCTAGCATGAACTGTAAAGAGAACCCAGAACGTCCATAGGACGCTTCACGTTCCATGAGATCTATTGATGAGAACCTATCAGGGTCAACAGGATCTTTAGGCTTTACAAGCTCTTCTGACAACCTCTGAGCTAACTTAGGAGCAAGTCTGTCTCCGTAATTGTTTTTAAGTTCTGGATAACGTGCAGTCCAGATGCGTGTTGTATATCCTCTTTCTTCTAGGGTCAGGTAGAGAGATTGTTCTGTTTGAGGAGTACCTAGAAAGGTAATTTTACCGTTAGGCTTCAGTATTGCATCAAATTCTTTAACAGCTTCTGATAATTTGTCTCTCATAGGTTGAGTAAAGCTGTTATTTGGTACTTCCACATCATCAGCAATCACCTCATCTGCTCTACTACCAGCCATCTGCCCAAGAACACCCTGAGACTTAACAGAAGGGGCATGATCAGCAGATGCAGGCCCAACATCAAAACTTATCTTTGAGTTTCTTTGAGAGTCTTCTGGACGCAGTGGAGCTAATATTGGCATCTCATTGATAAGACGCATGGTGAATGTAGAGAAATTATCTGCTCTGTCTTTACTTGCAGAGACAACAAGGAACTTTAACTGTGGATTCATCCGTAGTTTCCACACAACATAGGTAGAAGTTATCCAACTCTTACCCACTCCTCTAAAAGCCTGTATGATCTTTCTACGAGGTCCGTACTGTAAATACTCAGCTATGTCTAATTGAACTGGTGTGGGGTCTGGTAGGTTTAAATGACGCCACGTTATGATTAGAAAGTATCTAAAGTCTTGTAGTTTCTCAGGAAGCGGTTGCATATTGTTCAAGAAAGCTTAGTTGAATAGGATTGTCTTCTGTCCATTGCTGACTCATAGCCAGTGCTATTCCATCATAGGTACGAGATCTGTTCTTCCACCTGTCAGGCCCTGGTGGCATCATATGCACTCTTGGTTCTCTACCCTCGACAATATCTGTAGGTCTTAGTTTTGGTAGGTTCTTTAGCCACAGGCATGTTGCCTTTGTCTCTCCATGACCAAACATCCAAGGCTGTATTGTCTGATCTGCTGGTCTTATGGCAGAACTTATGACACTTACAGGATTTTCTATACACCATCTCTGTATCGGTGCGTTCATCAGCAGCCTTACAAAGTCTAAAGATTCTTTCTGTTCCTTTTGTTTTCTCCAGAAATGCCTACTGCCTGATACCGCTAGATGCTGACAACTGGGGTGTGCAATCATTAGATCAAAACCATCATAAAGAATATCTCTTACATCTCCTTGATAGTGTGGTCCTTCAACCTCTGTAGGCAATAGGTCACAGCTTATTGCATCATGCCCCTGTGATATAAAGGCATCTCTTACTCTGCCAGAGTATTCACAGGCTACAAGAACTTTCAAACTATCTTTCTAAAGCAGGTATTACATCAAGGTCTGGTAGGTTTGACATCAGATCTTCCATAGGACTCTTCTCTGTTGGAATACATTCAATACCATTATCTTTCAACAGTTGTCTTGCTACGTTTAGATCACCAGGTTTTGCATCTCCACTTTTTACCTTGTCTAACAATTCTTGTATGAGAACTGTATGAAGGGTTTCTAATAATTCTAATTTATTTGCTTTTTCCATAGTTAAAATGTTCTTGCAACCAATATACCCTGTTTTATAAAATTATGCCCAATATAGCTACAGTTGGACAACGATTTAAGATTGATGATCGTGTCGTAAGAAACCATACGATTGGATACTCAGGTAGTAAATATAAAAAACATATAGGTACAATTACAGAAGCCCTTACAAGAGCTAATAAACTTGGTGTTAATCAATACTATTACAAAGTAAAATGGGATGATAGAAGGTCATCTGAACACGCTCAGCATAGTCTTAAATCTGTCGAGTAGTGTCTTTCTTGTTTTATATTTTTTCTTTTTAGTAGGTTTGATGTTTTTTGTTCTGTGATGTTCTGCCATCTCATAACGTATAAGTTTTGTATTCATTTCTGAAATACGGTCTATGGCAGCCATTATAAGAAAATCTTGTAATTTATTATCTTTCATTAATTGAAGACAGATTTCTCTAACGACATCGTTAGGCATCTCTTTGATTTCTCTTCTTCTGATTTCAATATCAAGTTCTATTTCGGGTGGTGTCTTACCAATAAGAACTTCGTAAAATTCCTGATGGTTCATTTACCTGGGAATAGTGCCTGCTCCAACATATCGCATAATTTGTCATCGACATCATTATCAGTTTTTTTAACACAGGCACGAACAAGATCTAATGCAAGTTGTCTTATCGCCTTGGATCTAAGGAAGGTGAAAAGGATAGGTTTAATGATTGCAAGCATAAGTTTTTTATAGATACTTCCCAATTATGTATATATTTGCTAATTTTGACTTGACTACCTCACACAGTCAATAAGCCCTATTCCCCAAAGTAGGGTTTTTATCATTATGGAAGAACAAGAAAAAGAAGGACATAGTCTGATTGCTAATGTAGTTCAGATGATTATTCTCTTCTGGAGTTTAGGAGTAATCTCATGGTCATATTTCAATCCAAATCCCACAAGACAGATTGATACAACTTTCGCTGCTGGCTTACTTTCGGCTGTGACAGCCCAGTACGGATTAAACATTAAGAAAAACAACGATAATAAAAAGCCAAAAGGTAAGATAGACATAGTAGACAACAAAGATTCCAAAGTAGGTATTAGTAACACATGATTAAAAAATTACTACCATTTCTTTTCTTTTTTACACCCACTGCAAGCTATGGAGATATTATTTCAACAATAACATCCTCAGTAAAATTAGAAGTTGCAGCACCCGGAACAACCGCTGATCGTATAGGAAACTCGTATAGTGTTTCTGGTACTGGTGTGGAAACGACAGATGGAAGCACTGCTGGAAGTGTAGGTGGATTAGGTGCAGCCACTAATGGTGTGAATAGCTATACAGCAATTACAGCAAGTCAGTTAACAGATGGTGAAAGCTTTAGTTATACAGTCTCACATACGACAGGTGATACTATCTCTACAAGTTTGACAGTAGGTGAAGTTAGTCCATTTGGTGATCTTACAAGTACTTCTGCTGGCGTTGCGGGATCTTTAGCTGGTACTGTTGATAATCATGTTGTAACAGTAACTGCTGGTGGGGCTGGTAC